CTATCCTGTATTAGCTTTGCCAAGGACTCTGTTCAGCCAGAGATAGCCACAAACAGCCGACAGTGTAGATGCGGCAATAATGCCCAACCGCTCATCGAAGAGGAAATTGTCGCGACTGCCTTCAAAGGCGAGAGAACCGATAAACAAACTCATTGTAAAGCCGATACCACAGAGCAGGGAAGCACCATATATATGACGCCAGTTCACACTACCAGGCAACCTGGCCAGCCCCGCTTTTACAGCCAACCATGCAAAGGTGAACACACCTAACTGCTTGCCGACAAACAGACCAAGTGCAACGCCGATTGTCGCCGGGTGTAACAGCTGTTCGACACCTACCTCAGTCAAATCCAGTCCGGAATTAAAGAAGGCAAACAGGGGCAGAATCACAAAAGCAACGACGGCATGGAGATCCCGCTCCAGATCTTTCAGCGGAGAGCGATCACTACGCGGATCAGGGGCAAGCGGAATAAACAGAGCCAACAGTACACCGGCAAGCGTGGCATGTACTCCTGACTTCAGCACCGCCACCCACATGATCAGACCTACCAAAAGATATGGCGTCAGCCTGTAGACATTTATCCTGTTCAACAGCGCCAGCACAGCCAGGCACGCGGCGCCGATAACAAGGCTGATTGTGGAGATATTGCTGGTATAGAAGATAGCAATAATGATGATCGCACCGATGTCATCGAAGATCGCCAGAGAAACCAGAAAGGTCTTCAGCGCCAAGGGCACACGCTTGCCCAGCAGTGTCAGAATGGCCAGTGCAAAAGCGATGTCGGTCGCCGTCGGAATAGCCCACCCCTGCAGGACAATCGGGTCGTGCCTGTTCATCAGGATATAGATCACAGCCGGCACAATCATGCCACCCAGCGCACCGAATGCCGGCAGAGCAATGGCCTGCATGCTGGCCAGCTCCCCTTCACGCACTTCCCGCTTCAGCTCCAGGCCGACAATAAAGAAAAATACCGCCATCAGCCCGTCATTGATCCATAGCAACAGCGGCTTGGCAATCTCAATGGCGCCGACTCGCACCTCCACCGGTGTATCCAGCAGCAGGTCGTAGTAGTGCGACAGCGGAGAGTTTGCCAGTACAACGGCAAACAGGGCTGCAAAAATCAGCAAAATGCCGCTTGCTGCCTCGAGCCTGAAAAAAGCATTTACTGCTGAAAGCATATGCACCCTCCTCTATCTGCATGTGACGCGGCAGATGGTTCTATATATACAGGAAGGATCATAATTGGCCGGGATTTAGTGGGATCAGACGGGAAATAGCGGGAAAAACAAAGGCATTAAAGAGAATTTAAAGCGCCTATAAAGAAACGGTCAAAAATTTACTGCGACACATGGACGGATAGCAATTTGGACGCTTGCGACACATGGTTTTGGTTATTGGTAATCAGACACCAGCACAACCTTTCCAGTTTTATCGAGTGAAAAAATCTGGTTCTGAATGATATATGCACCGAAGGCATTCTTGGCGCGATACTTCACCCGCACCATGAAGTATTCACCACCCTTGATGACCTTGCTCCATTCAACTATTTGCAATGAGGAAGGATCATTGAGGTTGCGTTGCAGGTAATCTTCAATCTGAGATACCGACCCATCCCAAGAGCTATTATATACGACGGCGTGCTTAACAGAATTTGCTTTGGAAGAAGCTGTTTTTTTTACCGAAGGCGCGACAAATAGGCCGACAACACCAAGAATAACCGCAATGAAAAGAAACCCTCCGCCAAACCTACTTACCACCAGCCCCCTATTTGATGTGAATACAATACCTGGGTGAATAAGTCCAATTAACATCAGTAGAAGAGGGGTGATAAATGCGATAGCAATAGCGATAATCGTAAAGCTTTCCATCTTACACCTCCTGATCGGCAAATACTACCTTACTTACTATATATAGCATACTCAATGGGTTTAATCATCCATAAAGCCTGGTGATGTTGTTAGCGATGGTGGCGAGCTGGCGCAGCGCCTTTTGTCTGTTTTCAGGATCAGGGAAGTCGGCCAGGATATCCACGTATGCTCTGGCGGCCATCTCACCGATATCTTTGGCCGGGATGGCTGTTTTTTGCGTATAGGCCGCATCCATAAAGATAGCCATGATCTGCCCCATCAGATCAATATCGAACCCAGCCGGTGCAGCAAGCTCATCACCAGGGAGCATCGGGCCTTCGCCTGTAGCCAGCCATTCGATATTAACATCCGTTGCTTTGGCGATAGCTACAATCGTATCTATCTTGGCCTTGCTATCTCCAGCAATGATACGATGCAGCTGGGACTCTGACACATCAGTCATTTCTGCGAGCTTTCTCTTCCCGCCAATAAGGCTAGATGCCGCACTTATGCGCGTTCCGATTCCATCGACGAGAATCGGAACTGTGAGTTCCGATTTGTCATAGCGCTCCGATTCTCTATCTTTCTCTATCATATCAACACTTTACCACACATAAGAAATGCATATTGCATAAGTGCAAATCGGAACTCGCACTTATGCTTGACAAGCGTCGCATATCTGCACTATATTTCGCCACATGACGAGCGAAAGTACAAAAATAGACATGCAGCCAAAAAGGGTCAAAAGACCCCGTACAGGATGGCACCGCGAGGATATCAAGGCTGAGCTGCGTAAGCGCGGATGGCCGCTGGTTCGCGTATCCACAGAGCATGGTTACGCACGGAAATCCGCGCAGGCCACCCTGGGTCATTCATGGCCGAAGATGGAGCGCATTATAGCCAATATCCTTGAGGTTGAGCCCTGGGAGATCTGGCCGCATCGCTATAACGACTACGGACAGCCTGTCCAGGACGGCAATCCCAACATGGTTAAGTTAAGCCATGCAGGCCGCCCGCGCAACGTCGAACTTCAGGTGGTGAAGTAGACATGCGCCATTGCCCAACTGCAAATGATATGCAACGAGAGTTTTTCAGCATATTGGCCACATCAGAATTGTCTGATGATGAGCGGGATCTGCTTGAAGCACGCATTGATGAATATTTATACCACGAAACGCTGCTTATAAATACAACAAAACTGCTTGCATTGCGTGATATTTTACACCGCAGAGAAACAATAAAAAAAGCAAAACAGGACGGCACCGCATGAGAAAGGTGGTTGATTCTCGAACGCTGGATCTCTTCTCTGTACCTGTTCAAAGCACCATTCCCGGAGCATTAAATCTCAACCTTGAAGTGCCCGGCATGCTCTCTTTGGCCATTAAGGATAGCGGCATGGATCGCGATGTGATTGCCTTCCAGATGAGCCGCCTTACTGGCGACCATATCTCCGAAGATATGCTCAATGCCTGGACAGCGAAATCAAAAACACAGTGGCGCTTCCCCTTACAATATTTGGCCGCATTTGAAGTGGCCACAGGCACCCATCTGGTGAGCCATCATATGGCCGAAAAATGCGGCGGTACATTCCTGATCGGTGCCGATGTCCTGCAAGCCAGACTCGGCAAGCGGCTATCACAGAAAAAGCAACTGGAAGAGGAAATCCGCGATCTGCAAAAGCGGATTAGTGGCGCAGTATGAACGCATGGATGCCAGCTTCAGAACTAGCAGGCCTGCCTGGACTTCCCGGCACTGATCGCGGAATCAGAAAACTGGCGGATCGTGAAGGTTGGCAGTCACGCAAGCGTCAGAAAGGAAAAGGCCTGGAATATAGCCCTTCAAGCCTGCCGGAAGTCACCCGCACCCATCTGGCGCACCTTAGCGTGAAGGCGGCGATGGATGAGGTCTCAAAGCAGCCGGAATATGCCCAGTATGCCGAAGCTGAACCGGTAGAAAGCATCCCCGGCGTCAAGACACGCGAGATGCTGGATGAAGAGGCCGCTGAGCATCGCCGGTTGATTGCGCGCGGCATTGCCGAGTTTGCCAGTATTCCAGCCGGTCATCGCAGGAAAAAGAAGGCCATCGCGCGCCGCTGGATCATGACTGCGCTGGGCAATTTTATTCGTGACCATAAATGCTCACGCACAGCTGCATATCATGGCCTTTCAGCAGCGATTGAAAGCGGCGAATACGCCCTGCCTGAGTGGGTGCAGGCTGAAATGCCTACCTATCGCGGCCAGCAGAGCCTGAAGCCCGCGACGCTGGCCAAATGGGACGCTGATTATCGAGAAAAAGGCATCATGGCCCTGACAGATGGCTACGGCAATCGCAAACATCAATCAATCATCGAGACAAATGAAGGGCTCTTCCGGCTGGTGATTGGCGCCATGATTAAAGCGCCGCAAATCACCGGCAAAGCGATGATCGAATTCATCGAGGCAACCAATCGTCTGCGTGCCCCTACTGCTGATGCACCCGCATTGCCAGTGCCCAGTCAACGCGCCTATGAGCGGTTTCGTGGTAGCTGGATTGCGGAAAACAAACAGATATGGACCAAGATCATCAATCCGGATCAGTGGAAAAATGTGTATATGTCCGCCGCCGGTTCACATACCGAGAATATCAACAGACTGAATCAGCTATGGGAGCTGGACAGCACGCCTGCCGACTGGTTGCTGACCGATGGCCGCCACTCAGTGGTTGGCGTGATCGATATGGACAGCAAGCGGCTGAAATATTACGTCTCAAAAACCAGCAAATCGATGGCTGTATGTCAGGTCACCCGCCGGGCAATACTCGACTGGGGTGTACCTGAAGGCGTGCGTACTGATAACGGCAAGGATTATGTCTCTGATCAGTACGACATGGTGCTGGATGGCCTGACTATCGCCCACCAGGTATGCATCCCGTTTGCCTCTGAAGAGAAAGGAACTATCGAGCGAGTCATGCGCACGATGAGCCACGGCATTCTGAATCTTCTGCCCGGCTTTATCGGCCACAATGTGGCTGAACGTAAGGCGATTGAAGCACGCAAAAGCTTCTCTGCCCGCCTGATGACACATGGTGAAATCGTGGAAGTGGAGATGACAGCCGCCGATCTGCAGCAGCATCTGGATGACTGGTGTGAACACTATTATGGCAATGACAAACATGCCGGCCTCGGCATGAGCCCGAACCAGAAGGCCCGCAGTTACCGTGGCACGATCCGCCGTATCGAAGATGAACGGGCACTGGATATGCTGCTCTGTGAAATCGGCGGCGTGCGCAGGATAGGCAAGAAAGGCGTCCGCTTTGAAAATCACACCTATTTCAATGATGAGATCGGTCAATATATCGGCAAAAACGCCCTGCTCAAGTACGACGAACAGGATATAGGCCGGCTTTACGCCTATGTAGAAGATCGTTTTATCGGCGTTCTGCTGTGCCATGAAATCCTGGGCATATCGCGCCAGGAGGCTGCAGTCGCAGTCAAATCCAAACAGAAGAAGCTGCTTGCCGAGCAGACCAAAGAATATCGCGCCTTCAGCAAGGAAATCAAAACCAACATGGCCGAAACGGTGCTGGAGCATCGCATTGCCGAGTCCGAAAACATCGTATCCATACCGCACCGATCAGAAGTACATCGGACTACAGGACTGCATGAGGCAGGTAGAGCAGCGCGCAATGGTGAAGATGTTATCAAGCCGCTTTCAGAGCGTGAACAGGTTGAATTCGAGCGGCTTAAGGCTGCCGATAGCGAGGCTGAAAATGTCACCAGCATACTCGAGTTCGGCGATGACCCAGTGCGTAACTTCCGTCTTTGGGAAACGCTGCAGGCGCGTGATGCACGCGGAGATCAACTGAAGCCGAGAGAACGCGAGATGATGGTGTCCTATGCCCGCAGCAATGAGTACGTGGCCATGAAGAAGTTTAACGAAGCTGAATAAAAAAAGGCTGCCCGACCGTGAGAAGTCAACAGGCAGCCAATTCAAGGAGAGAGAACGATGCGATCAAAGATATTGAAAGTCAAGAATGTGGCCCGGCTGACCATTGCCGGAGAAGCGCTTACCAGCCGCTCTATCGGCATGCCCGGTATGGGGTTGATATATGGCCCGACCGGCGCCGGAAAAACCACTGCCATCACGTGGTATATCAATCAGTGCAACGGTGTTTATGTGCGGGCATGGGCGGTCTGGTCCCCTTCCGCCATGCTTGAGGCGATCAGCTCAGAACTGAACCTGCCTAAGATGCGCTCGCTGGCATCAATGGCCGCCGCCATCGTGGCCAAGCTGGAAGAGACAGGCCGGCCGTTGTTTATCGATGAGGCTGATTATGTGATCGAGCAGCAACGCATGGTGGAAACCCTGCGCGATCTGCACGATATGAGCGCAGTTCCAGTGATTCTCATCGGCATGGAAGGAATCCATCGCAAGATCCAGGCGCGCAAGCAGGTATCGGGCCGTCTGGCCGAATGGGTCGAGTTCACGCCGTGCGATCTGGATGATGCCCGCCTGCTGGCCGATGGACTGTGTGAAGTGATTGTCGATGATGATCTGCTTGCAGCCCTGCATAAATCCACCCACGGTCTGGCCCGCAATATGACAGTCGGCCTGTCTCGTATCGAGGCACGTGGTAAAAAGAACGGCAAGGCTCGCATGTCGCTGGCCGACTGGCCGAAGGGTGAGCCGTTCTTTGTCGGTCCGGAGGTCGGCTGATGGCGCGACTGATTGGGTGCGGAACCAAAAACCCGCACAGGACATCACGCTATCGCGCCTGGCAGTCGATGCGCATGCTGCGCCGTTTCACCATCCCCGAGATCGTGGCAACAGCCGAGATCAGCGACAGCAACGCCACCAAATATATCCGGGCACTGGTTGCCTCCGGACACCTGCGCATTGCCCGCGCCAAGCGGCATGGATCGGCCGGCGGCCATGCTATTTATGCAGTGGCCAACAACAGCGGACCAATCCAGCCGGTGGCAGGTAAAGGCGGCGTTGTTTTCGACCCCAATTCCGGAAAAACCTTCGATCCGGCGGAGGTGAGTGATGAGTGAGGCGTGGATTATCGTACTGCGTAAAGCCTGCAAAATTAACAGCCAGGCTGCTGTTGCTACCCAGATCGGTATGAGTCCGGCGGTCGTGAATCAGGTGCTTAAAGGCACGTATAACGGTCGCTTGGATAATGTTCAAAAGCGCGTTGAAGGCGCTCTGATGGGCATCACCGTCGATTGCCCCGTGATCGGAGATATCCCGCTAAACCGCTGTATTGAAAACCAGTCGCGGCCATTCGCTGCCACCAATCCGCTGCGCGTGATGCTGCATCGGGCCTGCAAAACATGCCGCAACAACAGAAATACAGGAGGAAGTGATGAATAATCTAGCATGTAAATGGAGAGTAGCGCCGACAACAAATATATCTGACTTCACCATCGAGCAGATCACCGATGATCGGATCAATATGCTCGGTGTTAGATTTCAGGCCAACCGCATCTTTGCTTTGATGGGTTTGACGTTCGTGGAATATCTGGAGTCACCGCGGCAATACGATCGCATTGCTGCGCACCTCGATGCCGGCGGAGGCTGCCGGAGAGAGGGTGGTGAATTGGTGATCAATACCCCTGCCCCGCGCGCTGGTGAATGCGGCTGGTGCGAGCGCTTCTGGAGCATGGCATCCGGCGGTCTGGACGAAAAGGACCTATGCCCGGAGTGCCGTCGTTCATTCATCAGATCACGTCTATATAGCACGCAGACACGCAGGGAGCAGCGCCATGCTCACGGATAATGAGGCATCGCTGCTGATGATCGCTGTGATGGTTGTGGCCCTCATCGTCACGCTGGCCGGCCTGCGCTACATCACTTCCGACATGCAAAAATGGGATGAAGAATCAAAAGATATCGAGCGCTGGCTCGAGCAAGGAGAAGATCATGGCAAGTAATGCAAAACGCATCAAAAACAAGGCTGTAGGACCTGTTCCACAGAGCCGGGATGAGGCTCGGGAATATATGCGCCGGATCGGCAGCCATCAGAACGAGCGCAAGCGGATCGAAGCCACTATGAATGAGCAGATCCAGAAGATCCGCGACAAGTATCAGGCGCTGGCGGCACCGCATGCCGAGCAGATCAATGAGCTCTCGCAGGGCCTGCATGTGTGGTGCGAGGCCAATCGCGGCGATCTCACCAACAACGGCAAGCGCAAGTCGGCTGACCTCGGAGCTGGTGAAATAGCCTGGCGCATTACGCCGCCGAAGGTGTCGCTGCGCAACATCATGGGCGTGATTGAAAACCTGAAGTCGCTGGGCCTCGATCGCTTTATCCGCAGCAAGGAAGAGATCAACAAGGATGCCATTCTGGCCGAGCCTGATGCAGTTGATGGTATTGCCGGCATCAGCATCACCCAGGGCGAAGATTTCGTGATCAAACCGCACGAGTCCGAGCTTGAGGAGGTGGCGTGATGAATAGCTCATGCGAAGATACCTGCCGCAACCTTCCTGCGGGGGAACATTCGGCATTCTGCCCTTTAAGCTATTATGCCGAGCGCATCTATATGTATATAGCTGATGAGGAACCGCTGCTGGCAAAGCTGCGCTTGCTGCAAAATCCGGAGCCAGTGGATCTCGGTGTATCGGTCATAAAGGTACGGATAAACGAAAATTTAAGCAGCCCCATCAAACGAGAACCAGTGAAGCAAGAAGCCGTTGCAAAACAGGATAAGCCCGCTGCAAATGTTTCGAGTGAAGCAAAGAAGCGCGGCAAGAAAGCCTCAAAAGCAATGCATATCCAAAAGGCCAGCAAGGCTGAAAAATTCAAAGGCCACAAAGATAGCTGCATGACTGGAAAGGTCCGCCACATCATCAACACATCAGTCGATGATGCACGCTATGCCATTCGCAACTGCGATGACATCAGTGTCCTGACCGCAGCGCTGGACCGGGAATCGACCGACGGCAAGCGCTCCACGTTAATCAAAATGCTGAAGACACGAATCCGCAAACTGGAGGTGGCGTGATGGATTTCACCTGCGCAGAGATATGCCGCAACCTTCCTGCGGGGGAACATTCGGCATTCTGCCCTTTAAATAAAAGTTGTGAGAATTGTGAGCATTACGATAAATCACCTCACATACACCCATGTTCAGATTGTCATTTGCTCAATGAAAAATGGCTGATATGGCAACCAAACGAATGACTATTTTGCCGACGACGGGCCGGGTCATTCATTCCCGAACGGTCGAGGGTCAGCCGGAGGTGCCCACGGGTGGAATAATGCACCACTCAACTCCGGCCGGCAGAGGCGGACTCCAACCGTTGATCTGCTGGCAGTGCCCGGTCTGCCCGAAAAAAACGGGACAAATTGTAAAGGAGGTTCACCAGTGAGCGTATATCTTGAGATGGCACAAAAAAGACTGAAAGAATTCATGGAAGCCAATAAGGCATCCGTGAAAGAAATGGAAAGTATCCTAGGCTTCCGGCCGGGCATCATCACGCCGCTGATGAATCAAAAGGAAGGCTGCAATGCCTATGCCGAGCGCATCTATATGGATATGGCCGATGCTGTACCCCTGCAGCACAAGCTGCATGCGCTGCGCAATCTTGATCTGGAGGATGAATCGGAACCAGTGAAGCAAGAAGCCGTTGCAGTTAAACAGGATAAGCCCTCTGCAAATGTTTCGAGTGAAGCAAAGAAGCGCGGCAAGAAAGCCTCAAAAGCAATGCATATCCAAAAGGCCAGCAAGGCTGAAAAAGGCGCGATTGTAGAGCGGCTGAAGGCGTTCAAGAAATCGCTCGGGCTGAGCTGGGATGAAGTGGCTGAAAGCCTGAATGCCGCCGGCGTTTTTGAGTTCAAGGGCTCACGCATCAGCGTGCAGATATCGCCTTCAACACAAATGTCGAAAGATCTTTTCAACCACTTCAAGGCCGCCCTGGATGTCGCCGAAGCCAACATTGGTGAGCTAAAACAGCCGAAGCCTGAGCGCAAGCAGGTCGAAGCTGCAGTCACAGAATCAGACACGCAGCCTGAAAACCTGCAGCAAAACAGTGCAGATTCGCATGCCGCAGACGCAACCGACCAACATGAGACGCCGGCTGTTTCCGATGAACCACAGATTCCGTCCATCATCCGTATTGCGATCACGCGGGAGGCTGCGCGGCGCTATCTGGAAGACGAGCTGGGTTGTGATATGGAAGAGCTGCGTGCTCTTGCCGATCCGATTGAGTCACTGCTCTATGCCCTGCGCGCCGGCGTTAAAGCCCGTGTGATTGTGCCCATGCATGAAGTGCAGGTGAAGCTGTGACAAAACTCACCTGCCCATCCTGCGGGTGCTCTGGCGATGAGGAGCTGTTCGGCGCTGACATGGAGTGGCGCCGGGCACTCATGATCGCTCTGCAGCTGCCGTCCGATTGCGGGCCATTGGTTGGCCGGTACGTGAAGCTGTTTGCGCCACTAAAGCGCAACCTGTCATCCGCCCGTTCCCGCAAGCTGCTGGATGAAGTCTCGGAGCTGGTACTGGCCGAGTCGATCGCATTCGATCGCGCCAGCTATCACATCCCATCGAATATCTGGGCTCAGTCTTTGCAGATCATGTTGGATAAGCCTGATCTGCAAAGGCCGATCGCAAATCACAACTATCTGATCAAGGTGGCCATAGGCCAGCTCAGCAAACGCGCCGATATCGATCAGACTGAACGGTATGAAGTCCGGCGCAACAGCGAACCATCGCGGACTACATCAGCCGGCATGCAGGCAATCAGCAAGGCGCTGGATCCGGAGCTGCCGGAGATCCCGGGAGCTGAGCGTGAAGACTGGCTGTATAAAGCCCGATCAGACCTGGTTGGCAAAGGCATGAACGAGAAGTTCATTATCGCTCCGCTCATCGAACAGCGGGCGCGTGAAATGTACCAGGAGGCGCAAAATGGCATTTGATCTGGATCGGGACTCGGTGCTGTCAGCGCTGACAAAGCATATCGGCAAATCGCGCGGTATCACAGCCAGGCAGCTGGTATCTGAAGTAACATGGAAAACGCCGAGCGATGCTCATTGCCGGCGGTTGCGCCATATCATTGAAGATCTGCGCGATGAAGGCCATCACATCTGCGGCCATCCATCATCCGGCTACTTCATCGCAGCAAATGAACAGGAGCTGAACGATACCTGCCGCTTTCTCACCGATCGTGCGCTGGCCAGCCTGAAAAAGGTGGCACGCATGAAGAAAGTCAGCCTGCCGGATATCCACGGCCAGCTGGGGCTGAAGATATAATGTCTACCATCACCATTCGCCCCATCCAGATACGCAGCGCATATATGCGGCCGGCAGTTATGCCGTCTGTCCGCTGCCCGATCGTCAGGGACCTTTCCACCGGGCGCACCGGTACTGAATGGATGGGCATCAATCACTGCAATGCCTGCGCCTATGTGCGCGAGCTGCATATCAATTATGAAACCGGAACCGGGGAGGTGCATTGTGCCGCATAAATCAAACAAGCAACCGACTAGAGAGCAATGGGCTGAAATCGAACGCGAACTATGCAGACCATTTGGCTACGTTTTTTTGGAAATAGACGGTTATGATATCTCCCTTCAAGTCATGCGCGATGGCATGAAACTGGTGATCGGCATCTATGTGGAGCACTTAATGCGTGGTGCCTGGATCGTTGATAATTGTGAGGAGCGCCGCAAGTTTCTGCCCGAGCGCCAGCGCAATCGCTATACAGAAAAGCAGAGAAAGCTGTGGGCGAAACTGGATGGGTTGACCAAACGGCAGCTGGACAAGCAGAAGGCCGAAGGCACCGGATTATATGAAAAAACAACATTTTATTGCTTTCATTTTAACTCGTTCCGAGCCATGAAAAGCAAGCTGGTCAATAATAATGAATGCATCGAAGTAGTGCGGATCGGTCATGGCAGCTAAAACCCCTGCAGAGTATCGCCGCTCCGAGCTGGCCAAGATTCACCTGGCCAAAAAGGATCTCGGGCTGGATGATGATACCTACCGCGATGTGTTGTGGACCATCTGCCGGGTCCGCTCTGCTGCCGATCTGGATAGCACCGCCCGCTTCAAGCTGATCAAGCATTTCGAGTCTCTGGGCTGGAAGCAAAAAGGCAACCGCAACTGGGGCCGTAAACCGGCCGTAACAGCCGATAAAACGCAGCTTCTGAGTAAGCTGGAAGCACTGCTTGCCGATAATCGCCTGGCGTGGAGCTATGCCGACGGCATGGCGCAGCGCATGTTCAAGGTGGATAAAGTGGCATGGCTCAACCCCGAGCAGCTGCGCAAACTGGTTGCAGCCCTGCAGATCAGCGTTAACCGCAAAAAGGCGGTGAAAGAGTGATCACGGAAGACGCCATTGATATCGATCTACTGCCGGAGATCCTGCAGGATATTGTGGCACTAATCGGGCTGCCCATGACGCTGCGCCTGGTGCGTGAATATGGCGGAGTGCGCCTCTATATCCCGAAGCTTGCGGTCGATGATGATCACAACCTGCCGGCACTGATCGGATGCGATGCCACCAGAAAACTGCAGGCCATGTTCGGCGGCGAACCGCATTTCGATATCCCGAAGGCAGAGCGCGCCATGCTGGCTGTCCGTGATCGTGAGATCCGCCGGCAGCGAGTACGTGGTCGGCCGATACGCACGCTGGCGCGAGAATACAAGCTCACAGAGCGGCAGATCCGCTCGATCTGCAACAGCAGCGGCCCGCTTGTCGATGACAGGCAGGCGGTGCTGTTCTAAACTTTAGCCATCAGGAGGCCTTATGAAAAAAGCAATCATCATCGCGGCGCTGTTTTGGAGCCTTCCGGCATTTGCCGGATCTTTCGAGAATGTGCGGGATAAAGCCATGCACGGCGATTACCAGGCGCAACGCAATTTGGCCTACGGATACAGCTCACACCCCTATGCCGGACAGGAGAAGAGCCCGCTTTTGGCCTGTGCCTGGCGCAAGCTGATCCTGCGCTCCGGCAGTGAAAAGGTCGACCAAACTGATACCAACAACTTCCAGGTTTATTGCGGCCAGCTTACTGAAGATCAGCAGCGCATTGCAGAAGCGCAGGCGCAGCGCCTGTTTGCCGAGATTTACAAGCGCTGACGAAAGCGTATCTTTCCCCCCTCTTACACAGCCCGGCCATTGCGCCGGGCTTTTTGTTGCGCGGAAGCTCTTCCGCCTTAACCGCCCACCAGCTTAATCCCATCATCACGCCTATTGCGGGTGCGAGGGGTAACCACTAGTCCGGTTACCCCTCAATCCACCTCCCGCCGAGGTCGTCCACGTGTCTGTCACGCCGAATAATCTCACCGACATACTGGAAATCCCGCGCGACCGCGCTGAAAAGTGGGCCGCCCCGTTGACTGCTGCATGCAGTCACTACGGCATCATCACGCCCCTGCAGGTCGCTGCATTCATTGCCCAGATAGGCCATGAGTCCGGCCGGCTGCGCTATGTACGCGAACTCGGCGGCCACGATTATCTGGACAAATACGATACCGGCCAGCTGGCAGCGCGCCTTGGCAATACCCCCGCAGATGATGACGACGGGCAATTCTATCGCGGACGCGGACTGATCATGGTCACAGGTCACGATAATTATAAGCGCTGCGGCCTCGCCCTCGGGCTGGATCTGCTCAATCACCCGGAGCTGCTGGAGCAGCCGGAGCATGCAGCCATGTCCGCCGCCTGGTTCTGGGATCTGCATCACCTCAATCAACTCGCCGATGTCGGCGACATGCGCGGCATCACCCGCATCATCAATGGCGGTTACAACGGGCTTGGCGATCGACTGAGTCTGTATGCAAAAGCCCTGGAGGTGCTGTCATGACAAAAGTGCAGGAAAGCAGTTTGCACGACCGCAGGTCGCCCATCGGGTGCCGCACAGGAGGTAAGGCATGATTCAAACTATGTTGGATATCTGGTGGCTGCTGTTTGTCACTGCGATCGGTAGCGCCGGTTGGTTTGGCTGGGAGGCATGGAAGGCCGGGAATACCACCGAAGGCTTTGAGGCCTTCGGCGATGCCGTGCTGGCTGCTATCTGCATCATCATAGCCCTGCTCGCGGGCGCTACCATCTGCGCACTCAGGCTGGCGGTGTCGCTATGACAAAAGTACAGGACAGTAGTTTGCACGCGCCAGCGGCGTGCCCGAAGGGTCGAGCACATGGAGGTGCGAGATGAAGCTCATCTCAAATCCAGATGGTACAATCAGCCTCTCCCGCCTCCTCTTTGTCAGCACATGGTTGGTGGTGATGGCGAAGTACATTCTCGCCGATGTTGTTCTCGGCCCCTTTGATGGTACAGCTGCAGCAATGTTGCTCACGTCATGTGGCGGCGCTTATGTATTCCGCGCGCATCAGCAGGGTAAGAATCCAGCCGATCCAAAGGCGAAGCCCTGATGTTCGGTCTGCCTCTCTCATGGATCATCGCAGGCGCGGGGATTGCCGCGCTGGCCGGTTATATCGGCCTGTTGAAGCTCAAGGCTAAACTGGCCAATAAACGCGCTGTAATCGCCACGCAGGAGCGTGACAACGCCCGTGTCGAGCAGCGCACCACACAAACGGCACAAGATGCCGAGCATGCCTATCAGGCCGCGCATGATACGGCCCTGCAAGATACAACCCCGAAGAGAGAGCAGAAAGCCGACAAGGATGTTGGCTCCGGTGGCAGTGGCGGACCGGATCAGTCCGCCACTGCCAATAAGCTGAACAGCCTGTTTCCCGTGTTGCTGCTCTGCCTGGTTCTTGTCGGATGTGCCTCTCCGGCCACGCTGGTAGCCAGCAATCCTGCCGCTCAGGTGGTGATTCCTGCCGCCGATTCTCTGGAGCCGGTCACCTTTTTTGTGCGTGATGGCAACTACTGCCTGGATGATGCTGCAGCCGCAGCGCTGGGACGCAATGTCAAAAAATTAAAAGCCCGAACTGCCGGGCTGGAGGCCGCCCTGCGATCGCTGGGCGCGGAGGTGAAATAGTGGCTGATCCGTGTGATATGGGCTCAGAACGCGAAGAGATATCACGCCAGGAGGCGCTGGACCGTGTGCGCTATCGGCCGCTGGAAGCGCCTCTACTCGATGAGGAATACAGGCGCATCTGTCGTGATTGTGAGTGTCTTATTCCATCTGCACGCCTCGCAGCAGTACCGCATGCCGTGCGCTGCGCATCATGCCAGGAAGAACACGAGGGAGGGAAATGATGGATGCAAATTTCTGGCTGGCTGTGCTGCGGGATGTGTTAACCGGAGCCGTCTACCTCTATGTATTTTTCAGCAACAGGCGCAAGGCAACCACGAAGAACATTGAGGATATGAAGGCCCATGTGGCTGAGCAGCAGAAATTGAATGATAAACGTCTGACCATGCTGGAGTCGGATATCAAGCATCTGCCGACACACACCGATCTGGATTCGATCAACAAAACCCTGTCGAACGTGGAGGGCACGCTAGGCGGCTTGAAGCGAGCCGTGGACTTGATGAACCAGCACCTGCTCAACAGCAAGGGGAAAGCATGACAAAGGCGTATGACAGCAATGGAGGTATGAAATGAACCCATTTGCCGAGGCCAAGGCTGCAGATCGCCGCCTGGCTATCCTGCAGGCACTGGCGGAAGATACAGCGCACCGGATGAATGATCGTGAGCTGCAGCGGATGCTGCACCTGTTCGGTCATGACATGTCGGCAGGTGATGTGCGCAAGGATCTCTCCTGGTTGGCTGCGCGCGGACTGTTGACAGTCGAGCAGGTTGTAACGCTGCAGATTGCCACGCTGACGGAGCTGGGGCTGAGCACCTCAAAAGGCCATAATCATGTTGATGGTGTAGCCCTGCCGAGACTGGATTAAGTATGCCCCGCCCCTCATCCATCGAAGTACTGCCGCCGGATATCCTGGAGAAGCTGCAAGCGCTGCTGCGCGATCGGCGCGTCTCCCAGCTGGAGGTCGTGGCACGTATCAATGATCTGCTGGCCGATCGTGGCGAAAAACCGCTAAGCAAGTCGGCTCTTAATCGTTATGCGGTGAAGATGGATAAGGCAGGCGAAAAGCTGCGCCAGTCGCGCGATATCTCCGAGATGTGGATTGCCAAGCTTGGCAACGCGCCCCAGGGCAAAACCGGTCAGCTGATCAATGAGCTCACCCGCACGATGATTTTCGATGTAAACCTGCAGCTGATGGAAAAGATGGAAGCTGGCGAGGATGTTGATCTGGAAGCCACCATGTCCGTGCTCAAGGATGTGGCGCTTTCCGTTGCCCGTCTGGAGAAAGCCGCCAGCCTCAATGAAGATCGCGAAAAGAAGATCCGCGATGATGAGCGCGCTAGGCTTACCGATGAAGCAACGAAATTTGTCCGCGATCAGGGCTTGTCTGTCAGTCAGGAATCGGAGCTGCGCAACTTCCTGATGCAGGTGTCATAATGGCTCAGCTGACAGACGGTGTTCTGCTCAAGGGTCAGCGCGATTGGGTTGCTGACCCTTCGCCATTGAAGGTTATTCCCAAAGGGCGCCGAACCGGTATCACCTGGGCAGAGGCATCCGACGATGTGCTAATTGCCGCCGCAAGCAAGGCGGCTGGCGGCCAGAATGTCTACTACTACCCGCAGTCGAAAGAGGATGCGATAGAGTATATCGAAACCTGTGCCAAGTGGGCGAAGGCTTACAACAAGGTATGCGGATCTATGGAGGAAGGAAGCTGGGAAGATGAGCTGGGCATGGTATTGCCGGAAGGCGACCCTGATAAAGCGATTAAAACCTACACCATCAAATTCCCGTCCAGCTTCAAGATCCAGGCATTATCATCGGCCCCGGCCCGCGCGCGTGGTAAACAGGGCGTGTTTGTGCTTGATGAGGGTGCTTTCCACCCCAACCTTCCGGGCGTACTCAAATCCGTAGTGGCTGCCATCCTGCGCGGTGGCAAGGTGCGTGTTATCAGTACCCACGACGGAGAAGAGAACCCGTTTAATCAACTGATCGAGGAGATCCGCGCCGGCCGACGTAAAGGCACAGTGCACGACTATCCATTCAGGAAGGCCGTGGCCGACGGCATGTACAAGCGGATCTGCGAGCTCAATGGCGAAGAGTGGAGCCAGGAGAAAGAGGATCAGTGGGTGCTCGATGCCTATGCCTTCTATGGCGAAGATGCCGACGAAGAACTGGATGCTATCCCATCCGCAGGGTCCGGCGTCTATCTGGCTGGCATCCTGATTGAAAAGCGTATGCGCAATGCGCCGGTTCTGCGCATGGAATACGATGATGCATTTTCTCTGAAGCCGATCCCGGAACGCCGCTCAATCTGCGAGGCATGGCTCGATGATCATCTGAAGCCGGTACTGGATATGCTCAATCCAAAACTTGAGCACAGCTATGGACAGGACTTCGGCCGGACAGGAGATCTGTCCGTGATCCCCGTGCTGGCCACGCAGCCGAATCTGGATCGCATCGAGCAGTTTGTGCTGGAGATGCGCAAGGTCCCGTATGATCAACAGGAACAGGTGCTGGACTATATCATCCCGAAGCTGCCCCGCTTTACAGCCGGTAAGCACGATGCGCGCGGCAATGGACAGGCGCTGGCCGAGTATGCAGCCAGCCACTATGGCCATAACCGCATCGAGCAGGTGATGCTCACCGAGGGATGGTACCGGGATAATATGCCGCAGCTCAAAACTGCTTTTGAAGACGGCACGATATCGATCTGCAAATCAGCCGATCACCGCACGGATCTGCGCGCCATCCAGATGATCAAGGGTGTGGCCAGAATTCCGGACAGCTACAAGGGCAAGGGTACCGACGGTAAACAGCGCCACGCCGACTATGCCGTAGCGCTGGCCCTGGCCTATGCCGCATCGCTCGCAGATGTCGCCCCGATCGAATGGACCCCCGCCCCGATCGCGCGATCGCGATGGGACGATGTGGCTGGTGATGATGGTGGCGGACGCGATGATGTATTGCGTGATTCAAGAGATGGAGGTTCAGGGGCATGGTGAAACTATACGATCATCGCGGCAATGAAGTGGATATGGCTGCCCTGCAGGAAGAGCAAACTAGGCGACAGGACGCCCTGGTCGGTTCGCTATATCGTGAGTTTTCCAGCCATCCGTCGCGCGGGCTAACGCCAGGCAGGCTGGCTGCCATTCTGCAAGAGGCCGAGCATGGCAATATCCGGTCTCAGTGCGAACTGTTTGAGGATATGGAGGAGAAGGACGGCCATATTTTCGCTGAGCTATCCAAGCGGAAACGCGCCATTCTGGGGCTTGACTGGTGTATCAAGCCGCCGCGTGGCGCCACGGCTGCAGAACAGGCCAATGCCGAGCGACTTACCGAAATGATCCAGGATATAGAAAACTTCGAGGATGTGCTGTTCGATATGGCCGATGCCATTGGCAAGGGGTTCAGCCACCTGGAATATGAGTGGGAGAATGCGGGCCGTGAGTGGATGCTCAATGAGATAACCCACCGGCCGCCCGAATGGTTCATGCTCAACCCTTATGATCTCAATGAGCTGCGTCTGCGCGGCATGAGCAGTATGGGTGAAGAGTTGCAACCGTTTAGCTGGATTCAGCATGTGCACAAGGCCAAGTCCGGGTACATTGCACGCGCCGGCCTGTTCCGCATTCTTGCATGGCCATACCTGTTCAAGAATTTCAGTGTGCGCGATCTGGCCGAATTTCTGGAGATCTACGGCCTGCCGCTGCGCCTGGGCAAATATCCATCCGGCGCAACACAGGACGATAAAATGACACTGCTGCGCGCCGTTACCCAGATCGGGCATGCAGCTGCCGGCATCATACCCGATGGCATGGCCATTGATTTCACCGAAGCCGCCAAGGGTGCTGCCGATCCATACAAGTGCATGATGGACTGGTGCGAGGGAACCCAATCCAAGGCCATTCTTGGAGGCACACTTACAACCAGTGCACAGAGCACGGGCTTGGGCTCAAACCTCGGTGATGTACACAACGAGGTGCGTCATGATCTGCTTATCAGCGATGCCAGGCAGATTGCCGGCACACTGACAAGGGATATGGTATTCCCGTATGCCGTGCTTAATGGCATCCGGGTTGAGAACAGCCGGCGCATGTATCGCTTCGCCTTTGATACAACAGAAACTGAAGATATGGAGCCGTTCTCCAAAGCGCTGGATAGGCTTGTCGGCGCCGGTGTGCAGGTGCCACGGAACTATCCGAATGAGAAGCTTGGTATTCCTATCCCGGAAGAAGGCCAGCCGGTATTGATGCGCGCGGATAAGCCAGCCACGCCGCCTTCATCCGGATCTGCTGCGCTGAAGGTATCCACTCCGACAGCTTCATTTGCCGAGGCTTCGGCATCACCCGATACATCAGACAGGTTGGCCGAGCAGCTGGCGCGTGAAGCCGAACCGATTACCGATGCGATGGTGAATCAGGCACGATCGCTGATGGATGAGTGTGCTGATCTCTCCGAGTTCGCCGATCGGCTGCCGGAGCTGCTCGGCACAATGGACACGTCTGCCCTCACCGAGCTGATGGATAAGGCATTCGCCACAGCCAACCTGGAAGGCCAGTACGAAGTAAGCCAGGGGCAATAGGCACACACCACAGAACTCGCACCACAGAGTACACGAAGGACACGGAGGAAGGCATGAAGAATAACTATATTGCATCATTATTGATCTGCATTTCATGCACTATCTTATCTGCGCTTGGCCACAATTCAGACTGGCACTGGTTGCTGGTTAGTGATGCCAATGTAGCTGTATTCCTATTGCTGGCTCACTTGATGGACCGCGATAAAAGATGATTTACTCTGCGACCGGGTGCCGGGCAGGAGCCCAAATGCCTCGCGCGCAGGATGCGCAGGAGAGGCCGGTGAAAGGTTCTGACTATGGCCGTTAAATACGGCTCGCTGCCGTTCGATGCGCAGATTGCCTTCTTCAGAAAGAAGCTGGCCATGCCGTCGCGCTCCTGGACCGATATCATGCACGGCGAGCACGATCATGCCTTCGTTGTTGCTGGCGCCACGCGCATGGATCTGGTCACCGATATGCAGGGCGCGGTGCAAAAGGCGATTGAGAACGGCACTACGCTGCATGAGTTCCGCAAGGATTTCGATCGCATTGTGGCCGAGCGCGGCTGGACCGGCTGGACCGGTGAAGGCACAAAGGCCGGCCGCGCCTGGCGCACCAAGGTGATCTATCAAACCAACTTGCGCACCAGCTATGCTGCCGGCCGCTTCGAGCAGCTGCAAAAGCTGGAGTACTGGCAATATCACCATTCGCCTGCCTCCGAAGATCCACGGAAGCAGCATGTCGACTGGGATGGGCTGATCCTGCCTAAGGATGATCCATTCTGGCTCACCCACTACCCGCCCAACGATTTCGGCTGCAAATGCTGGGTCACCGGCCTGAGCAAGCAGCGTATGGCAGCCAAAGGGCTTACACCATCGCAGTCGCCGAAGATCGAAATGGAGCAGAAAACAATCGGCACGCGCGGCCCCAACCCGCGCACGGTTAGCGTGCCGAAAGGTATTGGCCCCGGCTTCGCCTATGCGCCCGGCCGTTCGGCCTGGATGCATGCCCATGTGCCGGCGGAAAAAATGGATGCACCATCGCCGTTTAACAAGCGCGATGCCCATTTCCGCATCATCCCCGATCGTGCGTCTCACGATCTGATGCCGGATCCACGCCCGTTCCCGGCAAAGAAGCTGCTGCCGCCGATGCCGGCCGGTAAGGAAGAGGCCTATGCCAGCGCATTCCTGCAGGCGTTCAAAGCCGATATCGGCAAGCCGGTGGTGTTCACTGATGTTGCCGGCGAATCAATGGTGATCTCCGATGATCTGTTCAAGGATCATACCGGCGCATGGAAAATGCGCCGCGATCGTGATCGCTACCTGCTACTGCTGGCCGATACCGTGCGGGATCCTGATGAAATATGGGCCTTCATGGAATACCATCGGGCCACAAAGCGCACGGTTGCCCGGCGCGTTTATCTCTCCCGACATACCATTAATGGAGAACGGCAGGCAGCCTGGAGTGTGTTCGAGTACGATAAAGATGGCTGGAACGGTGTATCGTCCTATCAGTCCGATCAAAAGCAGTTCGATGAATGGGATAACAAGATTACTCTGAACAGGCGCGGCATCCGGCTGTACAAGCGCGGGGAAAAATGAAGAAGGCCACGCTCCGGCGCAGCCTTCTAATGTCTGTTTCCCGTTGCTGGGTCGCGGAGACCACCCGGTTGCAGACGTGCAGTGGGAATCATAGGCTAACCTGATGGCTGGTGCAAGTGAGATAATATCTATCGAGTATGATGACAAGGCTATCACGGAAGCGCTGGAGCGGCTGCAGAAGGCTACAGGTGATCTGGAGCCGGCATTTATCGATATCGGCGAGCATCTGTTGGAGTCTACCCAGCAGCATTTTGCCGACCAGGTGGATCCGGACGGGAACCCCTGGGCTGAGCTGACTGATGCAACCAAGGCGCGGAAGAAAAAGAATGCCGACAAGATACTGATCGGTGAAGGCGACCTGATGGGGTTTATGCGTTATAATGCCGATCATAACGGATTGGCATTCGGCAGTGATCGGATCTATGCTGCCATGCAGCAGTTTGGCGGCGAGACCGCAGCCAATAGCGCGATACCCGGCAAGACCATCCCCGCCCGCCCCTTCCTCGGCATCAGTGCCGACGATGAGCAAGCGATCATTGGTATCGTCAGTCACTATCTGAGCGGCGTGATATCCTGATCATGGCGCGAGCGCACAGAATCGATTCTAAGGCGTTTTTATAGTCGCTCTGCTGCCTAGCCAATGGCTTTACCGCTCCGACGATTTTTAAACGGGTCTTAAACGGGCTGTGCGCGATTGCGCGTGCGCACGTATGCTGCCGGTTTTGCTTTTTCACTACACCGGTGCCAGAGTGAGCCCGCTTCCGATATCCGAAAGGGTGACGCGGAAGCCCTTCCGCCTTAACTCCCCCTCCCGCCGCCCCATCATTGCGGCATGCGAACCAAGAGAAAATCAAACAAGCCGCAGATTGCGGTTTGTTCATTTGAAATTAGCAGCGCATCCAGCGAGGTACAGCTTACGCCTGCCGGCCACTTTCGGGCGCTCGATGGACGTCCGTTTGATGCCGATTCCTGGTATATCGATGGCGCGATCGCACAGGTAATTATTGCTCAGGCCGCCATACGCAAAACCCCCTACATTATCGATTACGAACATCAGACACTGCTGTCCGAAAAAAACGGCCAGCCGGCTCCGCGCGCCGCCAAATTCACACAAATGGAATGGCGTGAAGGCGAAGGCCTTTTTGCCACCGATGTGGACTGGACCGATCGGGCAAAGAAATTCATTGATGACCGCGAATACGGCTTTCTATCGCCCGTTCTGCCGTATCGCAAAGGAACGGGCGAGGTGCTCGGCTTTATGCATGCAGCCCTCACCAACACACCGGCCATTGATGGCATGGATGAAGTCGTATCACTCGCAGCTGCGAAATTTCAGAGCGACACAACACAGGAGGAAAACCTTATGAACCGCGAAGAACTCATTGCGGCGCTGGGCCTGTCTGCCGATGCAAGCGATGGCGATATCAAAACCGCTATCGCTGCGCTGAAGCAGCAGGCAGCCACCGCCGACACACAGGGGCAGACGATCGCTGCGCTTAAAGCCACGCAATTCAATCCGGCCAGGCACATCGACATCGAAACCTACAACCAGACCAAAGATGAGCTGGTTGCACTGAAGCAGAAGGACCATAACGCTGAGGTGAATGTGCTTGTTACCGCCGGCCTGGCCGACGGCAAGCTGCTGCCAAATCAGGAGGCGTGGGCGCGCAAGCTAGGCGAATCCGATGTCGCTGCGCTCAAACAGTACCTGGATGAGGCCACCGGCCTGGCTGCACTCAAGGGAAGTCAGACAGGCGGCAAGAAGCCTGCGGGTGCAGAGGCCGACGCGCTTAGCGAAACCGAGCTGGCCGTGTGCAGGCAGATGGGCGTGAGTCCTGAAGATTATCAAAAGAACAAGGCCAAGGAGGTATAACCAATGGCTCTGACAGCAGATCGTAATACTCCCATGCGCGACGGGGATCTTATTGAGCCCCCTGTCGCAACAGGCGTTGCCATCAAGTCCGGCTCGCTTGTAGCTGCCAATGCTACCGGCTTTGCTACGCCTGGTGCAGCTGCCACCACCCTGACCTACCTCGGCCGCGCCGAAGAGGCCGTGGATAATACGCTGGGTGCCGATGGCGCCGTAACCGTAAAGGTCCGCCGCAAGAAGGCATTCAAGTTCGCCAACTCGGCAACGGATGCCGTCACCCAGGCGAGCCTCGGCAAGGCCTGCTACATCGAGGATGACCAGACGGTCGCAGCAACCAATGGCACGGGCACGCTCTCCGCCGCCGGCACTGTCATCGGCATCGACACAGACGGCGTCTGGGTCGAATAAACAAACCACTACATACAAAGCGAGGTAATAAAATCATGAAACATATTCTCAGAACCATAGGTGCGATGTCTGTATTTGCCATCATCGCCTGCTGCTGGTTTGTCGGTGAGCCGGCACATGCCGCAACGCTGATCACGCCGGAAAACGTCGCAGGCATGGCCTTCGGCGGCTTGCTGGTCAACAAGGATTCCCTTGATGTCATTTTCACCAACCTGAAGACACTGTTCAATAATGCATTCACCGGTGCCGAGACAACCTGGCAGAAAATTGCAATGGAGGTCCCTTCAACCGGCAGCAAGAATGATTACGCCTGGCTGTCGATGTTTCCCAAGATGCGCAAATGGGTTGGCGAAAAGTTCATAAATAACTTCGAAGCCTTCAAGTATGCGATCGTCAACGATGATTTCGAGGCGACGGTGGTAGTAAAACGCAACGATATCGAAGATGATAACCTGGGCATATACAACCCGCAGGCGCAGATGGCCGCCTATTCATCGGCACAGCTCCCCGACGAGCTGGTGTATGAAGCAGTGAATGCTGCTTTCACAGCACTCTGCTACGACGGGCAATACTTCTTCGATATCGATCACCCGGTGAATGATCCGGCTACAGGTCTGCCGGCAAGCGTGAGCAATAAGGGCACGAAGAAGCTCTCCTGCGCCACACTGGCTGCTGCCCAGGCATCGCTGGGTGTAGCCCGCACGACCATGCGCAAGTTCAAGGATGATGAGGGACGTCCACTGGGCGTGCGCCCGAAAGTGCTACTGGTTCCACCGGCTCTGGAAGATACGGCTAATGTGCTGGCCAACAACGAGCGCCTGGAGGATGGCAAGCAGAATCCGTACAGGGGCACGGTTGAAGTGGTAGTCGGTGACTGGCTGACCAGTGATACAGCCTGGTTCCTGCTGGATACCAGTAAGCCTGTGCGGCCGTTCATCTACCAGAACCGCAAAGCGCCTGTCTTCGTACAGCAGATTGATCCGATGGCTGACAACGTGTTCAACCGTGCTGAGTTCAACTTCGGTGCAGAGGCGCGCGCCGCAGCAGGCTACGGCTTCTGGCAGCTCGCCTGGGGTAGCGACGGAACTGTGGCTTAAGGAGGGGTCGGGGCGGCTTCGGCCGCCCCGTTTTCCTATGCCTTAAGGCAACCGTAAAAACCATTTAAGGAGCATTTTATGACTGCAAATAAAACCGATTCACCTGCTGAAAAGTCCGCTGCTGAAAAGGCTGATGCTGAAAAGGCTGATGCTGAAAAAGCTGCTGCTGAAAAAGCTGGCAAAAAAGCGCCGGCTCTGAGTATCACGTCGAGTGTTGAGGGTTTTCGTCGTGCCGGGCATGCGTTCGGCAGCAAGGAAACCATCATCAAGCTTTCTGACCTGAGCGATGAGCAGATTGCCGCCCTGAAGGCGGAGCCGAAGCTGGCCGTAACAGAAACAACCGTAGCAGGCGCTGCATAACATGATGTATATCACTCGTAGCGAGATGATTCTCCGCTTTGGCGAAGGGGAGATGATCCAACTGACGGATCGA